CGCCGACGATTTCGACAGAAGATAGTGCAAGAATCTGTGGTAAACTCATTTTCTAAATATAATGGTATACTATATCATTATATTCAAAACTAACATTGTATTCATTTTACATGATTTCATACAATCATTAGAATAGGAATGATAATATGCTAAATTTATGACACACTTTTTATCATTTTTACAAGTTTATACACTTTGAACATTGTAATCCACGCAATGTGCGGATAGTGTTCATCGGTGTAAAAACTCCCACGAGCTCACGATAAATGTATTCATTTATTAAGTTGTATATATTATATTTACAATGAATCAATAATTTCTATATTTGGTAATGGTTGAATTATACAACAATAATAAGCCAATTCATATAGTTTATTTAGAAATTCAAAAAAACTGTTTAAATCTGTCTCAAAATCACCCGTGACTTTAACAAAATTATAGAGACTACTATTATCAAGATCACGTGTAAGACTATTTATTTTTCCGATGAATTGCAATATCATGATTCCAAAAGAATATGTATCTACAAATTTGAAAAAAACCGGGGTTTTAAAATATTGTTCACTTATTAAGTTAACCGACCCTGTATATGCATTTTGTTTTAAAAATCGTTGTTCAAAAATTTTGATGTCTATTTTACCTTCACCATGCCATTGATTATATAATTCATTTACGGTAAAAGCGTCATTACACATTTCCTCAAACATTTTACGGTTATCATAGTAAAATTTATCAAAGTCTATTTTTATTTCTTCATTAATGAAATAACATACTCTAGGATAAATATGATAATGATAATATTTATTAAAATGAATGAGTTTGTTCTTCACTTGAGAAGCAGATTTAAGAGATGTAATATCTGCTATATCAATTATTCGTGCACTTTCACCAAAAATAACAGTGTTTCCAATTCTCAAATCAGTATGCACAAATCCTGATTTATGTAATTCTACTAAACCTTTTCTAATATGAAGCAATCTCCTATTAAAATCGCTGATATCATAACCAGTTTTAATTTGGTTTAATCTAGTATACAAATTATCACCTCCTTTTTCATAATATACAACTGTAGACGAAAAACCTTTGAACCGTTCAAGTAAATACGGTGTTGTATCTTTCTCCGAATTATTTATTCGCCATTCAGTACCATAATCTGAATTCCAATTACTTTTCAGTGTAGTGTAATCCATCCTACCTATATTGACGGGTAATAAAATATATTCTCTTAAATTCGGGTGAGCGCTTAATTTTTGTCCTACTTCATATTCACGTAATAATTCTTCTTCTGAACCTGAATCAATCGCAAATTTTCCAACATGACTATTATAAAAATCTAGATTTGACGAATAAGGAATTTCTACAGAAGGAGGAGCAGGGTCGCCATAAACTACACCATATGATCCTCTACCTAATTCTAAACCACCTTTTTGTGTTATAATTTTTATGGATTTTCTTTTTTTTTGAATACTTGGTTTTCTTTTAGCTCTTCTTTTTCTTTTTATTGTTTTGTTTTGCATTTTCATATGTTATACTTTACTATAGCATATAGACATAAGTTAATTTCTATTGGTTGATAAATGTATTTATCAACCAAACACACATAGAGAAATCCACCTTTTTGTGGCTATTTGGCTACAAAAACACGGATAGCCCTTAAGCCGGCGGCAAAGGAGCTAAACACAATTTGATTTCTCCTAAACTAGCAACATCGTATTTCACAATCAGCGGCAAGTCATTACCTAAATACATCTCCAAATGGCTACACAATGGTGTACATTTGATAAAATGCGACAAGGATTTCAATGAAAATTCGCCTTGGATAACTACCGCTGCATCGGCCTTCTGAATAAACTCCATATATCCGTCAGACTCCGAACGATAGATGCGTGAACTGGCAAAATTTCCCTCGCACGAAAAGATGAGTTCATTGCCAACCGACTTGATCTCAATACGATCAGAAATTCCATTGAGATCGCGAATAATTTTTTGGAAGTCCGCAGTCGGCAGATTGATTACGGTGGAATATTCCACGTCGGGTACTTCCAATTCCTCTGTATCGGGCTCTATCAATCGCAACTTTTGACTGTAGCATTGCTTGATTCCACCATTATCGTATTGGAGTCCAAGGTGTGAGACAATCCCGTCGTGATAATCCGAGTTTTCAATATACATGGAGAGCGTGTCGTCGTTAGACATGGTCGAGATCACCTTGAATAGGTGGAGCGTGTTTGCACATACGATGATTTTGTCCGGATGACATACGTATTGTTCAAATTTGTGTGCATGGAGAATGACGTTTACCAAGATGGTGTGGGTTTTGTCAAAATTAATTATTTTGAGACCGGATTTGGTGTAAGTTATTGTCGCATCTGTTAGGATATCTTTGATTGCGGTTATCATATTTCGAATGGGTTGAATTTGGACAGTTTTTATTGTCATAACATTATTGGCTTCGTTCATTTTTGATTGTTTGATTGATAGCGATTTATATAAAATCAAACGCGCTTTGGTTTTATATTGGATTTTTTAGAAATTATTTTTCTCGTTTAGACAGAGGTACTTGGGGTATCAACATTCGAATAATCAGTTTTTTTTTTACAAACCATTTCCGGTCTAGCATTAGTATGTGTTGTGGAAAACTCTGAAGGTTCATATTTTTTTAAAAAATCTGTTTTGTACATTATAATTGGTTTAGAATTATCTAAAGGTTTACATTTGTCATCTAAACCTATTAGATATATTTTATCGTTAAAAACTCCGTATTGGTTAGCCGCATAATATTGTGCTTTAGGAATATATAATATTGTATCTCCACCTAAACTACATTCACGATATTCGTTCAAAAACTCTTTTTGGGTTAGTCTCTCTGCATAACGATATGGGGTTCCATTTTTATTAACTTTTGCAATATCTACTTTTTGAGATATAGGATGCCATTTAATAATAATACGCGGATCATAATTATTATTACTATCGTCAAAATAATTTTTTGTATGATCCCATTTTCTATAGTATTTTACTTCCCCCCCCCCTCATTTTTTTGGACGTTTTATTACGACGGTCATTTGAACGACGTTTCGATTTTCCTCCCATCTTTTGTTTTTTGTTGCGGCGCGATTTTTTACCGCCATCTATAGAGCATAGTGGTGGTATATAATGCTTTGCACAATTAACTACTGCAGTCGCACGCTACTCATCTGATAAAGACTTATTTTTATTTACATCTTTAATACATTGTTCTGTTAATACATCACACGTATAAGAAGCAGTGGTCTCTCTAGTTCTCGGCATTCTAACAAATCTATTATATTATCCAAAGATATTTTCATGTCAAGAATTCTTTTATCCCAAGAATTCTTTTATCGCCCGTTCCATAACATCATATCGACCCACGGACAAAATACGGTCCAACATTTTAGCACTGTTGAGTCCACGTAATGCATCGAGCCCATGGTCGCAAAACAGGTTTAGAACACCGGCGTCGAATCCGGACATCATGGATGTGTTTTCTTGTGTGGACAATGATGGAAAACCAGCGGTTTTACGCAAGTTCCAAAACAATATATGCGGTGGCTTGATGGGCGTTCCGTATAGACGAATTCCAACGTCATGGTATTTCTGTTGAATCCTTTGATACAAGGTCTTCCAATTTGATCTAGCGTTCGCTAAATAAGATTCCGAAACAGAAACATTAGTGTCCTGAAAATTGTATATAGGTTCATGTCCATTCATCATAGCCAAGTTGGAGTCGATCTGCATATCGGAGAAAATGGCTAAAACCATATTTTCGCATTCGGCGGCAGGAATCCGATTCTTTTCAATAACCGCCAAAATCATGTCTAACGCTCTGTAAAAATCAGTGTTATATCCAGCCGAAAATCCGGAATGCAAGATTGCGGAGACCATCTCTGTAAACGTCGAACAATGGTCCATATCAATCCACTCTGGTGAAGCCGAAAATGTCATTACACGCTTCCCCAAGGAGGACTTCTCCGCCACACGGCAGGACAGGGCAATAGCCGCATTCATAGGATCACCTTCCATAGATCCCGACGTGTCGCACATGGCAATAAAATTCCCTAAAGCACCATTCGTCGATGAATTATCACGCCATTGAGAATCCAGGATACCGCGCTCCTCCATTGTAGCACCAGCATTCTCCACCATTTGAGACGACACACCAACCAACCGTCTGGCGTCTTCTGCGAATTTTTCTAAGCCGACCTTTTTGCCCTTGACCTCTTTGCCTTCCGTTTTCAACTTATCTAAGTATTCGCGTAAATTGGAAGCACATTGGATACGATCCTCCGTAGGGTCCGAGTTGATGGGTCGATTCATGTTCAGGAATGCCTTACGCTGACGTTGCATCGTAATCGACGTGGTTTTTGCATGATCAATGTCGCACCATTTCCCGCCGGCTTGTTTGATCTGTACTGTATCCAAATGACGATTCAATTTGCTCAAAAGCATTCTATACTGCGCTTTGCATTTATTGACGGCGCGTTCTTTGGATTCGGCTGTTTTTGCAGTACAAATAAAGTGTTTGAAATATTTCGTTGCTAAAGTTTCATATAGTGAACCAAATTTGTTTGAACTCTCGCGCGGAACCCATTTTGCTGCAAGTGATACTTGTAAATTATTACTTGATTGATTGGACGAATACGTGTCATCGTCTTCTCTCAGTTGTTCATTGATAAGATACAAGGCGTATTGCAAAAGAGGGTGTTGCAGACCTGCATCTGATCGATCCAAAATATATTTGCATATGTATTTGATGTCTTTCCATGAACCATATGGAACGTGTAAAGTTGTATCGGATACAACAAAGCATCGGAGTGCGAATTTGGCTAATTCCGGATAATATTTATACCATTGATAAACCATCATATAAGACAGAGCATACTCACCTTTTCCTCCTTCTACATCACGCGTTTGAGCAATGAGCTTAAATAATTGTGTTAGCTGTTTTTTTCGATTATCCTCGCAGCCTTTTTCGGCGGATTCTCTCGATAAACGTAGGAGCATTTCGTTCAAAGTATTCGCTAAATCTTGTAATTTCGATTCCTCGGAACAACGCACGCACTGGAAATAAAATTGTGATATACGTTCTTGCATATCATTGGACCAATCCATTTCTGGGTGTGTTTTTTCTCCCAATTCCATGTCGGTATGTTGATCTAGTGCTGCGACGAGAGACGCCATTTGTTTATCACTCTTGATATCAAATTGGTTTGTAAAATATTTGATATCAAATCTTTATTAGCTTTCTACAAATCATTTTTCATTGTACAACGGCGTATATCCTTTATAGATGCAATATTTTGTCAGGTGTATATACAAATTCGGCTTTCCAAATATTAGTATCTAATATTATATTCGAGCATGGATCGAGTGTTGTAGCACCAGAAGCGTCATTTCCAGGTATAATACAATTTGATTTACCGACGGTTGTAAATTTTAATGGATGAACATTAGTAGTACGTTTAAAAATACTATATGTTCCTGCAAGGCTTTCGGATGGATTTGGTAATGTTATTGTTACAGATCCGGATAAATCCTTTACGGTGTATATCTGGGATAATGGTGTTATTAATGTCGATGATGAATCGAGTATATTGAGAGAATATCTTAGAGATCCTCCGATTTCAACATTATTTGCACTTAATGTACCATGATTAAAATATGAGTCTCCACTTACAGTTAGAGTAGCTCCGGATTGTCTTGCAATTGGACAATTTGCTGCAGGTGTTGGTTTATAATTCAAATAATTCGAATCGCCATTCAAAAACAAAGAATTTGATGTCGCATTACCTCCATTGTCTACATAAAATATAGGTCTACGATATTGTCTACAATTACTAACAAATGATTCGCGATCACATACATTTACTTGAAAACCTGCTTTAGATTTTATCAAATCAGCGGTGTTTCCAAATATAGATTCGTATTTTAGTCCTTCAATGCATAATCCTATATCTCCAATAATGATAGTTTTATCCTTATTATCGCATAGTTCATAAGATGTATGTACACCATATCTTAATGGATAAATATGATTATATGGATCGACATTTGAACTATAGTTGTTTAATTCGGAATTATAATCACACAAATGGTTTGATATATCAATAAAAGAGTACTTATTTGCACTAGTTCGTTTTACTGTCATGGCGGGTTGACTATCAAACCCATAAAATAAATTAATGGACGAATCTGTGTAATATAAATCACCGATCGAAATCGGCATATTATAATTGTCAGCGTATGTTTCACAAACAACATTAGGATATTTATCGGATGATATTAATGCATTTTGTTTTGATGAGGTTTGAATCAACGTTCCTGAAAATGTATCATAATTAATTAGACGCTTACTATTTGAACCAACTGAAAAAAATTCATTATCTGGATCAACATATACATAATTGTTTGTAATAGATCCTGAATTATTAAACAATTCTCCATTTATGTCTAGAACAACTCCACCTATCGCTCTTAATGAAAAATCGCCACTAATAACTGTATCTCCTTTTATATTGACAGTAGGTGCAATAATATCATTGATAGATAAACAAACAAATATGATATTTGCATAATTTCCACCCGAACCTTCTTGGTCATTATCTGTACTTGTACAATAAAATAACAATGTGTAATCATAAGTTAAATCATCAAATGCAATGATTCCAGAATCACCTGTTTGTATTGTTGGATACAAAGTTAGAATACTATAAATCGCATTCGACCATTTGTATCGGTTATTCGCTTCTAATTCGACAATTGGTTTGAAATATCCCAATGAAGGGTCATACGTTCCATTGACAAACGGTGGTAATGATACACCTTTTGCATTGAAGGTTGAACCTGTAATATCATTCCAACTAATATCATTTGAAAATATATCATAATTACCAGTTCTTATATAACTATAACTGGGTGCCTGTAATAATATTTGTAAGCAACCAAACGGTGATTTATTAATATTAGTTGATTGAAGAGGATATTGCCAGGATAACTCTTGTACATAGTTTTTCGACTTTTCGTAATTTGGTATTTCATTAACATCAATCTGCATAATTGGAATTCCGCTAACATCCGAACCAAGAATATGAGTACTATTAGCCTGATTCGAAAATTTATGTAAAATGATATAATTCAAATAATTTGAATATGCATTGAGATACCCTGTAAACTGAATAACATTTTGATTTGTATTTGCACGTAAACTATTATATTGCACATTGACACCCGAACTAAAATAATACATCGTATTTGAAGAAGATACATATGTCCTAAACATTGTCGTTTTTTCTCCAAATATCCACGGATAATTACACATTTGTAGAGAGTTGTTGAACAATAAATTATTTGCGTATGTATAAATGATATTCGGAAAGATATTAACTGCATATTGATTGTTTGGATCGTGTATCTTGGATATAGGAATACCTTGCCAATAAGGATACAACCAATAGTTCAATAACTTTGAACTATTCAAGTCGTAAGGGTTAATTTGGGCTATTGTAAAATATCTATTCACGTTTTGCGAAAGGTCTGTTTCTGTAAAATTATTGTAAATGGTAGGAGCATTCTTGAAAGTCCCGTTAATAAATAGATTGGATACACTATTCTGGCTTGGATCAACAATATCATTATTTTCAGTTATGATTCCATTGGAAACATCTGTCTCAATCGCATTTACAACTCTTGTATAATTATAATTAATGCTGCTCATATTCGTTGCTAATTGTTGAATAACATTAATAATGTCTTGGATACCGCTGTCATTTACATCCAGTGTGGAATTGGGGTTTTTCAATCCTACTCCGACTTTGTACATATTTGAAATAGTTTTCTTCACGGTGTCTACTTTAAAAATGTCTTGTTGATTATCATCTGACACCGTTAACTGACCGGCTGAAATGACATCACCGTGTGAGGTGAGACTTTTATCAATGAAATCAACAAGATCAATACCAGTTCCTACCAAATAATTTTTACCACCAATACTGATAATTTGATGGAATGCAATTTTCTCTTGTCTTTCCCATTGAAACCATGTTGCAAAATTTTGGTTTGTTTTATCAAAACCATAATTATTTTGATAGTAAGATAAAGCAAGTAAAGATACTTCATTTAAAGCTATGTCTGTATTGGGTAAGAAAAAATCCCTCATAAAAAGTCCATTTTGTTCAGGATGTAATTCAGTAAATAACCGTACATTATTTATCATGGATGATCGATTCACAGCTAATGTATGATTTTGTAAAACATCACTGGTTAATGCATATACGTACGTATTATTTAAACCAAACCTATTATTAAATGAGCCATTATCCACTTTATGAGTAAAACTATTTACACTATCATGGGAGGGACTAGTAATTGTAGTATATATATTATTTGTTGCATTATTTTTTAATAATAAACAACTATAGTTCAACATTCTATTCAAAGAAGAAAAAGACTCAACGAGTTTAGTAAATCTATTTGCATAAGACGAATTATTCAATATAGATTGTACTGGTAAAAACGACATTGCATACAAAATGTGTGATTTATCTCTACTAACAACAGCGCGTATTGACGTCATGTAATGGTTAACTGTATCATTTAATAATTCAACAAATGAAAATTTGAACTCAGGAACCGCAGCTGATACATCTTGTAATAATAACATTTGTTTTACTTCATTCACAATTTGACTAATGCGTGGGCAAGAATATGACGAATCAAACATACGATCAGTGAATCCATACAATGGATCGAGCGGTACGTGTAAAAATGAGATATCAATATTTGCTGTAGTATTTTTTATAGGAGTCGTAAAGACAGCTACATCATTTTGATAAGATAATAATTGATCCGGTTCTACAAACAAGGCGTCTATTTGATTTTCAAAACTGTTTCCTGAAAAAGAGCTATAATTTTGGTATAAATTGTCAAATAGTCTATTGATAACGTAATAACTATTCAACTCATATGACGTAAAACTTTGAATCAAGTTGATAATCTGTGTATTGGATAAGTTATCTATATCTAACAATGCATTTACTTGAAAAGGTTGTACATTAATACCCACTTTTTCGTAAAAACAAGTAGTTTTTTTTACACTGTCGGTTTGAATAATAGGATATTCAGATAAACTACTTTCTACCTTGAGTGATCCTTGAACATTCATATCACCAAAAACCGTGGCAGTTGGTCCATAAAAAATATTAATATCTACTGAAACTTGATGAAAAATTTTATTATTATTTTCATCCTTGTCAATTTGTATAAATGCGATATTAGTATCATTTTCAATTTGATATGTAATAGCGACTACGTAGGCATCTCCCAATGTAGGAAAGCTATTCAATGTAGTCATAATTTGAACCATCATATCTTTTACGTTAAAATTGGATTCTGGTATAAAACATTCACCTACGTAGTTTCCACTCCAATCTGGATAGTCTTTTGAGTATTTACATACCATTTTGTTGATATTAAATGTATCCACATACGTCCATGTATAATCTATATTATTTTTCCATATTCCAGACCGATTAGCATTTGAGTACAATTGATATAATGCATAATTAAAGTAAGAATCGACTCTATTACCTCCTTCAATAATTAAATCTATATTGTTGTCTATAAAAGAAATATTTGGGTTTTCTATTTCTGTCTTATAATCGACACCAGACCCAATGGATATCCATTTTGTATTATCTAATATGTCTTTCATAAATATATAAAAACTTTGTTTAGGTCCATTTGTCCAATTGTATGTTCCAAACGCTGTATAAAATCCGCAATCGGGTATAGTGTTTTTTCTACATTCGGTCAACAATCTATAGTCTGTATCCGCCGAATTCAAAAAGAATACTTGATCGGATAGATCCGTTATTCCACTAATAGTATTATTTTGGTACTTTTTGTATTGACCAACCTCTATATAACAGATATTTCCTGATTGATCCGTCTTTGCTAAATTACGCTGTTCTACCCAAACTAAATCGGATGTATATGTTGAATATCTTTTATCGATAATAGGTTGCAAGACATTAGAATATGCGAATGCTTGCCCTGAAACATCACGCTGATGTAAAATGGCGGCGCTATTATCCATAATTAAATTATAAATGTAGTATGAAAAATACATCTTCCCACCTAAAGAGTTTAAGAAATTTAATATTGTTCCTATGTTAACTGCCGTAGGGTTCAACTCTATACTATTATTTACATTGTTGGATAATGTATTCAATGAAGTTGTATTTTCTTTAGTTTGCGTGTTTCCGTTTATTAAACTGGTTATTGTTGTCGAGTTTAAAACGACAGACATGATGGATTTAATAAAATACACTGATATAAAATATACAATAATATATTCAATATAAAATATACAATAATATATTCAATATTATTTTAGCCCACACTTCCCTTGCTTCTTACACGTCTTACGAGCTAGTTTCAGAGCTTTGCTAGTGGGGGAACATCCGTTTTCTAATAAACTATAGTCCACAATTGCGGCATTTCCTCCAGTCAATGCACTTGCTAAACGTGCTACGGCCCAAGATTCGGCGGTTTGATTGGGTCGTGAACCCGACGAGTAATATGCCCCTCGACCTTTATTGAGAATCTTGGACAATGCACCTCTTGAACATTGGGTTCTTCTCACCATGAGTCCAGTTGCTGCTATTTGGTCGGTTGGTTTGAGTCCGTACAATTTACGCGCATGTTCTAAATGTCTCGATTTCTTTGAATGGAAGGACGCCACTTTGGGTCGTTCATAGTAGGTTCCGCGTTTATACAGGCGTCTAGATTTCCTCAAATAGGCTCGCTGTTTCTTTGTGTCCTTCTTGGACAAGATGTCGGGTATGTATCGTTTTGGTACATGCAATGGATCGATCGGAATCGTCATTCGCAATCTAAAATAGGATATAGCTACTATAGTATCCTATTTTACTTGGGATTTATTTCTTGGGATTTTTATTTCTTTTGGACTCTACGTTTTTGGGTTTTACCCCCTTTCTTAGAAGTAGCACTAGCACTAGCACTCGATTTAGCTCTAGATGCAGATCTACTTTGTTTTCTTGCAGTTTGTTTTTGTTTTTCGTGTCTTTTTTTAGCTCTATCGGACAGTTTAATTAACTCGTTCAATTCTTGCTTGTCAACTGGCTCGTTTTTTCCAATCAATGCTCTCCTTAATCCATAAAGAACATCACCAAGTACACCACCTCCATTTTTTCGACTCTTTACAGTGTTCGTCATTTTTAACGATTTATATACTATATACTCCTAAATAAATCGGATGCCTACAGTTTTTTTTGCACCCCTACCAGTTTCTTCTAGATATCCTATGCGCACGATTTCTGCGCCTGAATCTAAAGCTGCTTGATAATCCGCAAAATCAAACACTTCTTTTGTTGTCCTATTGAAAGCATACTCTTTTGCCACACCGGCCGCATTGGGGATCGTTATTTTGACGAGTTTCACCTTGGTCTCGCGAACTTCTCGGACATCTTTCTCGGCGACTTCTTGATCTATCGTAGGATAAGAACCAAACGCGTTGGTAGATACATGTCCAAACGTATAACACACCAATTTCTCTTCTTTAACACCTTTACCCTTATTGTATAAAGAACAATCCATCGCGGTTTCTTTTACTGCGGTTAGAATCTGGCTATTCACACGATCTTTAATGAGCGCTTTCTCAAACAATGTCTGGTCGGTTGTTATGACATCAGGAACTGCTTTCAAAGTATCTACATATCGATCCAACATCGATAGATTGTATTTCGTTCTGGCCCCTGCTTTCGCTTTCTTGTGCAGCAAACTGAGATCGCGTTTACGCAAAACCGCATGCTTTTCGTCAGTTTTCTGAGTTTCTGATAAGACGGCCATGTATAAAAAGACTTGGACAGTGCGAAGTTCCTCGGGTAAATCTTGATGACTGCAAATACGACGGGCACGCCCGATAACCTGTTGCAGACGCACCATGTGCCAATAAGGCTCCACAATATGCACATAACGGGTATTTTTCAAATTGATGCCTTCTGCACCGGATGCTGTTATCATAAAGACCTTGATTACTTCACCCATCTTGTTGCTTTCGTATCCTTTTTCTTTAAATACGTTTGTTATAGATGCGGGAACATTTGTCCAAGATCCGTTGTAAATATTTCGAATAATTTCCTTCTCTGTTTCTTCTTCTGTTCCGGTGTATAACACAAATCTGGGGCGGTCTTCTTGGCCTTCTGGAACATCGACAATCGTCCATTCGCCTGATGATGTAGATTTTTTTATTTTGAATTCTGCAAATCCATTTGCCTCCAAGACGAGTTTCAAAATGGCAATACCTTCCATGGTTCGGAATTGACTGTATACCAGATGGAGGCCTTGATTCTCTTCGTTTTGGATGTTTTGCAAAATGCGCAAAAATTTGGGGCTATACATTTCCAGCCCTTCTGGAGAAAATACCTCATCTTCTCTACGTTTCAAATCTGCTAAAGCTCTTTGTATTCTCTTGGAGTAGTCCAGGTTTTCTTCTGGGTCTTCTTCGCGTTCCGATTCCAATTCGGACTCCGATTCCTCATCCTCCGCATCTTCTTCATCTTTCTCATCCTCTTCTATATCTTCGTCATCTTTGTCTACCTTTTCGACCACGGGTTTATCCTTTGATTTTTCCAATGCAGCGGATTTTTCTTCTTCAGTTAATCGTTTAACCACTCGTATTTTAGGACCCCCTCCCCTCTTCTTTTTGGTGTTTAATCCAACCCCAATTGTATCTTCAGGTTCAACCACATCCGAAGGATCTTCTTCTCCACCGTATTCGCCTTCACGTTTCTGAGGACGCCCGGGAGGATCTGGAAATGCAAAATTGCAACATGTTCGTGATGCGATACGATAAGACGAAGATATCTTGAATAGTTCTTCTACCTGACCTATAGCAATTTTTTTTGCTTTTGTAGCCTCTCTTTTCTTATTTTGTTTTTCACGTTTCGCTTCGTCATCGCGTATTTTTTCATATAGCCCAAATTGGTATTCGCTCATAGGACATCGAACAATATGATACACATCATCATGATCTGAAGGAACGAATCTAGGTAAAAGCGCAGGATCTGCACTTCTAAAGTAGGATGTTAACCCCATAATACGCTTTTGGAAAACATTTTGGTTTTTCATTTCTTTTGTGTCTAATTCTACGAAGAGTTCCAAGAATTCCTTTGGATTATCAGGGAGGGCTTTGTGATTCGTTATTTTTATATTGGGTCGTGTAATCTTTAATCCATGGCTTTCCAAGACTTGGACAATTTGTTTTGCAAAATCCGCATCTGACAAATTGCCAGTTTCGTCCAATTGGACGCCTCGATAATCTTCAAAACCGCCTCCTTTACGAAGATCAAAGTCTTGATTTGGACCTATATTCTCTCTATGGATTTCGGATGTTTCTTTTTCTGTTTCTGATTCTGTTTCCAAGATTGCATCGCCTTCATTCTTTACAATGACCCCATTTTTTATAATGAACGGTTTATACTTATCGTTAGTCTTGGACTTCTTCGTTTTTCTTGCAGAAGATGAACTGGGGTTCTTTATATTCACCGTTTTACCACCCTTTTTCGTTTTATTTGGTACACCTTCGGCTTTGGATTTGCGTACAGGTTTGGGACCAATATTCACAAACCCAAAAGGATTTCGGGTAATAATCAATTGATCGCCACTGTATTCTACAAAATCGTATGTAGAAACTCCGGCTTGGTCAAACCAGGTCATGATTGTTTCGCGCGATGGCTTCTCGAATTCTTTTCCACCTTGAATTGAAACCGGAAATGTCCAAGTTTTTATATATCCACGCAAGATGTTGAATAAAACACCGATTTCATTTGGGCTATTGATAATGGGTGTTCCGGAAAGCAAAACAACTCTGCACGCTGTCGCACTCATCAAGTATTCATATAGCTTGTACGAAATCGAGTTTTTCACTTTCATTTTATTCACAATGCGACTAACAAAGTTATGCGCTTCATCAATAATAACGACAGAATGGTCAAAAGGGTTTTTCGTAAATCCCGCCGTTAGTTGCGTCATAATGGCTCCATTGAGTCCATTATAGTTAATATCAGTGTATTTTGCGCGGATCATTTCGTCCAATTGGGAATCCACGGCGTTTTGATCGCGATCTGCTAAAGAATCAAAATTTGGAGCACGATTCATATTGACCATCCAAGCCCCTTTGTTTCTGCGAACTGTATCTTCTGAAATAGAAAGTGTCTTGGACAAAAGTTCTACGTATTCGGGTTTGCCTTCAATCGAAACGAATTCCCAGAATTGGTTTTTTCGATAGAGGAGATCACCGCATTTTTTCATTTCACTGAAAAAGTTGGTTTTCAAAGAGGCCAATGTCATTACAAATACGCGATTCTTGGACTTCAGACCTTCCGCAATGGCAATCGACGTGCATGTTTTTCCCGATCCAAGACCGTGGTAAAGTAAAAGTCCTCGATATGGTGAATACAAACTCAAATAATCACTAACTACTTTTTGGTGGGTTAGGAGTTCAAACTCTTGATTTGCGGACGCTCTACCATCACAAGATGCAGCAACTTCAGTTTCGGAAAGTTCGCGTTTATATTGAGCGAATAGAGGAGCAAGCTTTTGCAGAAACAGTTTACGATTATTGAGATAGTAGGAAGAAGCCTTTGTTATTACATGTAATGGTTGATTCATAGCCTTTTCAATGCGATCTTCGATTGCAGTTCCTTTTATTTTGGTTTCTAGATCCGTCTTGGACAAATCGCCTATTTCTATTTCGGCCTTTTTCAAGAGTTTGACTCTCTTGGACACAGCCTTTTTCTTTGGAGCCTTATCATTTTCCTTATCTTTGACTTGAACCTCTGTTTCAGATCTTTTCTCTTTTTCCGTCTCTGCTTCTTCCTCTGATTTTTCCTCTTCCTCTTCATCTTCTGCTTTTTCCTCTTCATCTTCTGCTTCCTCTTCATCTTCTGCTTTTTCCTCTGATTTTGCCTCTTCCTCTTCTTCAATAACAGATGGTTTTGCATTTTTTTTTACTGGTTCTTTTACGGATTCTTGTAAAGTAGCATCTTGGGACATTTGTGAAGGCGTTTTTTCTTTGACGACCGAAAATATATTTCGTGCAGTCATAACTTCCAAAATGCGATTTCTGTCTATTTTGCTTGTTGCTCTAGCATCTTCAAAAATAATTTGTCGTTTTACTTTCGGTATGGATGTCTCCAGATCTACATCTACATCCAGATCTACATTTACATCAACATCCACATCCCTTTCTCCTTTTTCAAAAGTCTGTTTTTTATCCAATTCCATTTCAACAGTTTTTTCAAAGCCAAATATCGCGATAACACCATGTTTCTGTTTTTTATTCGGTATAGGTTTCAATTTCAACTCATCTAAACGGAGTCTTCCAACTACTGTAGACATAATATCTATACACTACATTGTATGGATATTATATTTTATGTTATTACTCGCAGTATTTACATTATTTTTTTACTTTCTTCCACGTGCATACATTGTTTACATTGGGCACTGATTCATACATGAGACCATCATTTCCCTTCATTTTTCGACGACAGTTTACATTTGCTGGGTAGGGTGGAGATTTACGGTTTTGGTATTTCTTCAATGTTAGACTACGTTTATTATGTTTTTCTCTACGACGGTCAGCAGCCGTTTTTTTGGTTTTTGTGGTCATTGTGCTAAAGTATTATTCTATATTATCTCTGGATAAAATACTCAAATTGTTATAAGTTGTATAACCATACCCCCTACCACCCCCCTTCTAAAAACCAGACAACACTTTGATGGCTTCATCACATGCAATCTGTTCGGCCTTTTTCTTTATTTTATGTACTCCACTACCTAGACGAATCAACACCTTCCCATGTTGCGACATATATTGGTGAATTTCATCAAACGAACTATATTCCGATATCGAGAGAGATTCCGTGGGTGATACAGCGTGTATGGGTTGTCCTAGACATAGATAAACCGCCATATGATATCCATCGTCGATCGAGTGTGGTTGGAATTCCAAATAATCGGGCGTGATCTTGAATTCTTTCTGAATGCGTACTTGCAAAATATTTTTGAAATTATCGTCATTGCGAATCAGGTTGACCCAGTCCACGTGTCGTTCAAAGACATTCTCCACGAATACTTGGACCATTTGAAACCCAGGACCCGTTATAAATGTATTGGAAAACCACCCATGTTCGTCTTTCACCGAAATTTTATTAAAATCTAGGAAAATTGCACCTAAAAATGCTTCAAACAGGCACCCCAACTTCTTCAAATTGGTACGTGTCTGTTTCTGTTCCGCATGTTTTGATAACACAAACCATTTATGCAGTCCCATTTCTAGGGTCATCTTTCCAATTGCCTCGTTCTTAACAAGAGCAATCTTTTTTTCGGTCATGAATCCCTCATTCTCCTTGGGAAATCTGCGATACAAAATATATTTAGTAATACATTCCAATGCACCATCGCCAACGAATTCTAAACGTTCATTCGATTTTGTAAAGAGACCTAAACAATCGTCTGGTTTAGGGAGAATAACAACTCCATTTTGACTATTCTCTAAGTCGGGACGCTTGATATATGATCTATGAATAAATGCGCGTTTATACAATTCGTAATTGTGTATTGGGGCATGGATTCCATACGTCTTTAGAATCTGCCGAATTTCTTCTTCAGTGATGAGTTTATTTAGCGGATTATATGGATCGAATACATAAGTGTCTTGTCCAAGTTCGTTCTTTTCAATACGAATATCGTCGTCCAATCCGGATACGCCGGTTGCATTGCTGGCTGCTATCGAAACACCCGATTTGCGATCAGCCACCAGTCTATCTCCATCTTCCGATAAAAATGGATTGGATGTAAATTGTTCACTTTTTCTATTCATATTCATATTCATATTCATATTATTTTTAGGATATTGTGTTGATCTATAATTGGGTGATTTATATTGTGATTGTTTTCGTTCAGATGTTTCGTTGAATCCATATCGAGGTTGGTTATTTTTCATGTTATTTAGCAAATAAAATGAAATGTGAGAGTGGGTATACTTTAGTCAACAAATCTTTTTATATCTTTTCAAGAAAGTATTTATCATGATGGTGTTTCAAGAATAAAATATATAGTATATAGTATATAAGAATGTCTAATCTTCCTGGACGTGCATTTAGTACTACCGCTAGTCGTTCGCAATTCAACTCCAGTGTATCTTTGAACGTAAATCAAGGAGGTGGATCCAAGAAGGCCGGTATGCCTTTCAACATCGCCATGAATACCGCATGGGATAACATCTTTTTGAACAGAACATCTCAGAACTTGTCAGTCTTGAATACAACTGTATTCCCTCTTGTACGCCAATCAAGACCCATTGGATCTAACCTATCTCCTAACCCTTACTGGAGATCAAATGGTGTTCAGTTTTAAGGGCTATCGGTAGATAATATATATTATCCTCCAAAAGAACTTGGACTTTCTAATGTTTTGTAGCCAAATGACTACAAAAACTCCGATAGCCCTTAATCTTTGGCTATATATCTATCATAGTGAAAACAATATATGGACACCGAATGTTTCCAAGATAATCAAACGAATGAAGATTATCTTGGACGAACGCGAAACATCATTATATGATAAATGTGTTTCTATTAATCAGCAAAATACTGCGAAGGTTGGTCTATCAAAGCGCGTATTGGAGTTAGGCGATGCAATTATTTCATCGGACGACGACAAGGAATTAATTCTTGTTGAACGAAAATCTCTACAAGATTTGTTGTCGAGTATAAAAGACGGAAGATATGAAGAACAATCATATAGATTGATCCATTCTAGTGGTCATATTCCGCATCGTATTTTGTATGTAATAGAAGGTATTATGAGTCAATTAAATACATCGGCTGAAAAGAAAATGGTCTATTCGGCGATAACATCCTTGAATATGTTCAAAGGATTTAGCGTATTTAGAACGAGCTCTGTCCAAGAAACCGCGGATTGGATTTTATCAATGACCGATAAAATTGGGCGCGAATTAGCTAAAGGGCGTAAATTATGGACGCAACCCACGGTTTTATCTGTATCTGTATCTGCATTAGAAAATGGTGTAATTTCTACAGTAGAACCTTCAGAACCTTCTGAACCTTCAGCATATTGTAATGTAGTTAAAAAGGTGAAAAAAGACAATATCACTCCTGAAAATTGGGGTGAAATTGTCTTGTGTCAAATACCAGGAGTTAGTAGCAAATCTGCTGTTGCAATTATGAAACATTTTTCATCGATTTCGCATTTGATACATGATTTAAAGGAACATCCTGATTGTTTAGATGGAATTACATGTGAAAGCGGGTTGGAGAAAAAATCGCGAAAATTGAGTAAAAACATTATCAAAAATATATTCGATTTCTTGCTTTATTCTGGAAATATGTCTTAGAAACTGGGTTTTTGTATTAGTTGGTACTAGTAGGTGTAGGTGTTATCGTAGTTGTACTAGTAGGTGTAGGTGTTATCGTAGTTGTACTACTAGGTGTAGGTGTAGAGTAGTTATAGTTCAACGATTGATAGTTATTATTGTTGTTATCTACGACAGGCTGTATTGTAAAATCCGATGGATTTCCTGAATTATAATTTGGTAATGCAGTTCCACTAGATAATGGAATGGCGGGTGGAAGAAGACCTGGACTGGAGAAAACATTAGGTACATCACTAAACACTGGTTTGAATACATTATCGCCAGCGTATTTACCAGAAGACACTTGGTTGGCAGTAAATAAAACACCACCCCAGTTCGGATCCATAGCGTTATCACTAAATCCGCTTACTGTATTTTTTTGTGTTTCATTATGAATTACATCTACTGAAGTAAAGACCCCTTGGTATTGACCATATGGATCAAATCCGTAATAACCATTTGCATTATAAGGAGGATTACTGCTGTTTGCGTCTATATAGGGAACGGGTTTAGGTGTAGATAAATCAGGAATAGGAACAGGAATACCGGTTCCTTTGATAATAACTGGCGGGCTTTGTGCATTAACCAAAGAAATCGGTTTTGCAGTGGCAATCGAATTTGTTGATAAAGATCCCGATGAATATCCTTTGATGGTAGACATTGGTATCATAGAGGATAGCGGAGATGGAGATGTACGTACGCTAGGTGTTATAGAAGATGCGGTCGTATTTGACAGAGTGGGTGTTGAGTTATTGCTACTGTCAAAATATGTTTGTATTGCGGCTAATTGGGTGGGTGTGGCTACAGTAGGTGTCGGCGTTCCTGCTTCTAACTCGAAAGGACTGGGACGAACCCGATACACATCCTCTCCTTGAGCAGTCGTTTCTTGTTGTAAAAAGAGAATAGGACAGTTTCGTCCATAATCGGTGCGTTGTATTTTTACATAATAAATATAGTCATCTAAATTACTAAATATAACAGGATTTACACCAGATACAATAGGTCTGTTTGTATTAAACATGTATAGTTGAGAACCATGTTGTATCAACAAATTCGGACATGTAGATTCATCGGTTGTTCCCAATTCTTTAACGGATAATGTAGGGGTTGATTTTGTTTCGGGGTAGAAAGAATAGACATATAAAAAATAGATTCCTGCTAAAAATACCAAAACAAGAGCAAAAAATAATACTATTTTACCAATAGATGTTGCAATTTGTTTTTTTGCCATTTGTTTTATATTGATTAATAATATATAGTATAGAGATAGAAATAGTTTCTCATAGTATATTATAATGTATAATGCCCGTGAAGAAATTTGATAATGGTATAGAAGGTGATAGTGTATCAAATGGTAAAAAGAAATTATTGATTGGTAAAATATATGCCGATTGGTGTGGTCATTGTAAATCGCTTGTTCCCGAATGGAATAAAATGAAGCGTTATATTCGTTTGAATATGGGGCGTATGATGAAAAATGTAGAGGTCAAGTTTTTTGAATTTGGTGATACAGAGGAAAATAAAAAGAAGGGATTGACCGTGGATTCGTTGATTGCCAAGTTTAACCAAGATCATTTAGAAAATAGTCCATCAAAATTGGCATTACAGGGGGGATACCCTACATTGTTTCGATACTGCGATGGCAAGTTGGAATACTATGAAGGTGAACGTAATGCGCAAGCTATGTGGAAATGGTATAAAAGTGCCTGTCAAGAAAGCTCCCAAACTAGGATGAAACGAGGAGGTACGAAGAATAACAAAAAACGTAATAATCGAACAAAGAAATCTTCCTGGAAATTGTGGTAAAAGTGTCTTACTTATCTTTGTCGCTTATGCTACGTTTCCGTGTACCACTATTACTTTTATTACTACTACCTTCTTTACTATTACTGCGGCTTCGAGTTCGAGTTTGAGTTCGACTTTGTCTGTACAAAACTAATTCATTTCCGCACGGAGCACCGTTATACCCCAACTTTTTATTCAAATCAATCTTTTTCTTGATTTGTATTTTTCGCGTAATGAATGGTACTTTTGCAGGGTCTTCTTCACCTCTAAACTCATATTGGTCATTAATCAGCGTCTTTTTATAATTTATCTTGTGGGTCTTCAAAATATTTACATAATAGTGCACAATAGAACGAACGTGCGATTCGCCAAAGTATCCAATCACCAAGTTTTGATTGACGGTCTGTTTAGAACTGCGCAAGATAAAATACATATCCACCGATATAGATCCTACAGCCAAAGTGAATATGTTTACGTAGTCTATTTCGTTGGCGGTTATTTCATCAAACGCCGCAATTATTTCATCCGGACGTTCAACTTCTTTATCGCGAATCATTAGAGATATCAAATGAAGGAATTTAAGATAAATTTCTCTAGTATTTCGTATATTATACTGTTTTTTGTAAAACGACTCGTATAATTTGTACCAATGTTCGAAATGTTCCTGGAATGACTTCAAAGAAAATACTCGTTTTTTGGAGGGAGACAATTTATCGTATTGTTTTTTTATCGTGCGACTCATGAATAGTTGATTCGTATATTCATCAATATCGGTAAATATTAATTGCAAATACTGGACTAATCCATCGAAATTGACGATATCAACCCCGCTTTTTCTGCGCATTTGAAAGAGATCGTTGAGGAGATATTTAATGGCGTCTTTATTGAATCCATTCTTCTTACAATCCCTTAATACATCTAAAAATTCTTTTGCAACCTCGATATAGTGTTCAAATTGATTTGGAGCATGAGTATTTCTGTAATTGCTGAATGTTTTTCTAACGTCGGAATATTGCCAATAAATGTTCTTATACGGACAATGTTCCTCTTTGAATCGCTGAATAAAACATTCATACATTGTCTTTGCTAAATTTGTCATATTCGATCTTTTACTTTTTTGGTCTCTATTTTTGATCTTTTTTGCAAAGGAATGCTCCTTATCAATATCCACTGTTGTAAAAAAATCTTCTACATAAAAGTCGGTGCGTACGGATTTTGCAAAGCAGTCCAGCACTGACAAAAAATCCTTGTCTATTTCATAACAGTTTGGCGTGCTGCATGGTTTGTAATATCTCGTATCATGTAAATCGGAAAAAAACATGAAATAGGGTAGAGGAAATTTTACTGTATCGTCGTCTTTTGATTCCAAACAGTACATACCTAAAGGGCCATTGATCTCTTTTATTGCAGAATTTGCTAATAGTAAAGCCATCAAATATACTTTATCTAACAATATCCAGATATATTATCTAAATATTATATCGTATCGGTGGTATCTAGTCGACATTCCGAGAAAACAAAACAGAACAAAATTGAACACATCCATCAACAATTGGTAAAACGAAGTATAAAACAAAGTATAAAACGAAGTAAAAAACGAAGTATAAAACGTAATAAACTTAACCTTATCATAAACTGTAGTATATGAAATGTCGACGTCAATGACAGGAAAAACCACGATTATTCGAAAACCCACACCCGGCAAACCCTTTCGCCTTTTCGATTTCCATATACTCGACCAACAAAATGCGACCAATGCGAATTCTGATGATGATTCACATGATAGTAGCTTTGACGCAGACGATGACGATGATTCCAATGATGGATTTCGCAAAAGAAAACCCTTTGTCCAAAAAGAACCCTCACAATTCACAATCCAGATGTTTGGTATCAATGAACAAGGTGAGACGGCGTCTATTTTCGTCGACAATTTCAACCCCTTCTTCTTTGTGAAGATTGCAAACGATTGGACACAGCATGATGTACTGGCATTCTTGCGCCACTTGAAAGACCGTGTCGGTACTTTTCATGCAAAATCGATATTATCTGCCGATCGTGTAGAGCACAACAAACTATATGGCTTTTCGGGTGGTAGAACACACCCATTTATAAAACTAACCTTCAAAAACATGTCCGCGCTTAACAAAACCAAGGGACTTTGGTATACTTATTTGACCGATAAAGAAAAAGAGGCTTCGAATGGCCGTGAATACCGAAAACTGACACCCCTCGTATTCAAATCCACGACGTTGCAACTATATGAGAGCAATATTCCACCCCTGTTGCGATTCTTTCATATTTATAATATAAGCCCATCGGGATGGGTTTTCATTGCAACGAGCAAGGCAATAAACATTCTTCCTGATAAGAAAACCACCACGTGTAAATACGAATATATCTGCTCCACAAACCAAATGCGTGCTTTGCCTGATAAAGAGACTCGCGTTCCGTATAAGATCTGTAGTTTTGATATTGAGGCCAGCAGTAGTCATGGCGATTTCCCTATACCTGTGAAAACCTATAAGCGTTTGGCTACCAATATTGTAGATGTGTTTCGCAGACTTGGTGCGCCGCCAAACCCACCCCTGGACAAAGAAAAGGGACAAAAACTGTTGCGCCGATCGATTTTAACCGGTTTTGGTATGGATCAGTTAGAAGACATTGATCTCGTATATCCTAAAGTTGTTCCTTCAAAAGTCGACGTTATTGCATGGGTCGAAGTCTTGCAAAAGACACCCATCAAAGCCGCACATCATCTCAACGAACGCGAAGACAACCACCATTTGTTGGAAATCGACAAAGTATTTGAACAAATCAAGGCCGCTAGTCCAATGGATCAGACGGGTGGGGACGGTGGAGACGGGGGAGATGGTGATGATGATGATCATGCAGGGATAGGGGTAGAATCAGAGACGCCCGGTTTCAAACCATGGGTCAAACGGGTTCCTAAACCAGAAGCGGCGGCTACGTTGGTCGACGTTTTGCTCAATGCAAAATATGATCGCGATGCCAAGATCCAATTGACAAACGAGACCTTGACGTTGCTTTTCCCCCGTTTGGAAGGCGACAAAGCTACGTTCATTGGATCTACCTTCTTGCGATATGGCGAACCAGAACCTTATTTGAATCATTGTTTAGTGGTTGGATCTTGCGACCCAGTAGATGGATCTATCATTCAAACGGTGGATACAGAACGCGATCTACTCTTGCAATGGCGCGACTTGATTCAGCGAGAGAATCCCGATATCATGATCGGATACAACATCTTTGGTTTTGATTATGAATTCCTCTTTCGCCGTAGTCAAGAGTTGGGATGCGACAGGGCTTTTGCTAAACTCTCGCGCAAAGTAGACGAAGTCTGTGCGAAACCGGTTCAATCAAACCGGTATGATCAAGACGATGATCCAGAAGATCGCGAAATTGCCATCGAGAATACCAAGATCGTATTGGCTTCTGGAGAATACGACTTGCGATATTACAAAATGATGGGACGGCTACAGATTGACGTTATGATGTATTTCAAGCGCGACTTCAATTTGGCTTCCTATAAGCTAGACAATGTTGCGAGCCAATATATTAGCGACGATGTTAAAAAGGTGCTGCACGTAGACCGTGCGGACTTAGGTGGGGCTTGTACTGAACTCTATAGCCGAAACTTGACGGGACTCCACGTGGGCGACTATATCCATTTGGAGTTCTCCGGGTTCACGTCGGATTATTACAAGGGTGGACAGAAATTCCGCGTTTTAGACCTGGATCGATCCGGCGGGGATCCCAAAATCGTGGTTGGTGGCACGCATTTGTTGCCCGAAGAGACCCAGGGAAAGTATGTGAAGTGGGGTATGGCAAAAGATGACATTGATCACCACGATATTTTCCGCTTGACCAATGGTTCGGCCGCGGATCGCGCAATTGTAGCGAAATACTGTATTCAAGATTGCAACCTAGTACATCACTTGATGTCCAAAATCGACGTAATAACGGGATATGTCGAAATGTCGCGCATTTGTTCAGTGCCAATCAGTTTCTTGGTTTTCCGAGGACAAGGCATCAAATTAACGAGCTATGTTGCCAAAAAATGCCGGGAGAAAAACACGCTGATGCCCGATCTGGAGAAGACCACGGATTCGGATGGGTATGAAGGTGCGATCGTATTGCCACCCAAGTGTTCCATGTACATGGATAATCCTGTTGCATGTGTGGATTATGCTTCTCTGTATCCTTCATCGATGATCAGTCAAAACTATTCGCATGATAGTAAGGTGTGGACCAAAGAATATGATTTGTATGGGGTTTTGTTGAAAGAGACGGGTGAACGTGATGCATCGGGCAATTATATTTATGATAACTTGCCGGGATACACGTATATTGATATTGCGTTCGATACGTATCGATCCTATCGCAAAACCCCCACTTCCCGTGTAGAAAAAGCCGTTTCGGGGAAAAAAGTGTGCCGATGGGCACAGCTACCTAATGGTCAGAAATCCATCATGCCTGCCATCTTGGAGGAACTCTTGGATGCACGCAAAAAGACGCGCAAAATGATAAAGGGTGAACCAGACCCCTTTATGCAAAACATCTTGGACAAGCGCCAGCTTGGATACAAGGTGACTGCGAATTCGCTGTACGGGCAGTGTGGTGCGCAAACTTCGACATTCTTTGAACAAGATGTTGCTGCATCCACCACGGCGACGGGTCGTCAAATGATCACATATGCGAAACGTATGATTGAGGAAGTCTACGGGGATCGGGTATATGAAACTGCGATCCAGGGTCCCGTAAAATGCCGGGCGGAATATGTTTATGGAGATAGTGTTGCATCCTATACACCGGTCTATGTTAGGGTTGGCGGCGAAACCACGGACATTTGCACGATTGAAGACTTGGCTACCAAGTACGGAAGGGGGGCGTGGGTCGCATGTTTGGAGGAAGGTCGTCAAGAAAAGGAAGTGTGTGAACTAACCGGTGTAGAATCTTGGACTGAGAAGGGTTGGACGCCTTTGTATTGGGTTATTCGCCATATATTGGCACCACACAAAAAGATGATGAGAATCTTGACCCACACGGGTCTAGTCGACGCTACCGACGATCACTCGTTGGTGAAGTCCGACGGACAAGAGGTATCGCCTAAGGATGTTCAAGTGGGGACACAACTCTTGCATTATGATCCGAGTATTTTGACGCGCTTTTATAGTCCTTCATCTTTGAATAATATATTGGAAGGAGTAGATGCATCAATCGATGCGAATGACCAACTCGTCGAAGCCATTATGTTTTGCATTATGACACAACAGGGTATTGCCGTTTCTAGACTCAACTATTCGATTGACAAAACTGGAAAAACCGAATATGGTATGGATATTACGAATGATACTCTTACTCCTAGAGAATCAATCACGAATATGTGTGGCATTCGATCAATTCAAGAAATTCCATACAAAGGCTACGTCTATGATTTGACTACGGAGAACCACCACTTTGCAGCGGGCATCGGAAACATGATCGTTCATAACACGGATTCTGTATTCTTCACATTTAACCTGGAGAATCCTCAGACGGGCGAGAAGATTCGCGGAAAACCCGCACTCGAGGCTACCATCGAAATCGCACAAGATGTTGCCGGGTTGTGCACGCAATTCTTGAAACAGCCAATGGAGCTAACCTATGAGAAAACCCTCATGCCGTTTATCCTATTATCCAAGAAACGCTATGTAGGTATGTTGTACGAAACGGATGCAAACAAAGGCAAAATGAAATACATGGGTTTGGCAATCAAACGCCGCGATTCGTGCGATTATTTGAAGGACGTCTATGGCGCGATCCTCAAAATCTTGATGCGGCCTGAAGACACGAGTACAAATATTCAGAAAGCAATCGACTATTTGTATGAAGCATTGGATCAGTTAATCCAGGGCAAGGTGGCAATGGATAAATTGACAATTACCCGGGCACTGAAAAGCGACTACAAAAATCCGATGCAGATTGGACACTGGGTCTTGGCGGAACGCATTGGCGCTCGGGATCCGGGAAACAAACCCAAACCGGGTGATCGTATGAAGTATGTGTTTATTGTAAACCCCAACAAAAAAGCGTTGACGGGAGACAAGATTGAGACGCCGGAGTTTATCATTGCAAACAACGTGCCGATTGACTATACCCACTATATTACGAATCAATTGATGAAACCGCTGCAGCAACTCTTTGGCTTGGCTTTGGAACCCATTTGGTCGAATCAGCGGAAAATGGCGGCGATAAAAAACTACAAGAAAGACATGGTGAAACTGGAAGAGGAAACGCCGGACATGGAGGCGTTTATGAAAAAGAAGGAAAAATACTGCTCGGCAAAAATCAAAGCATTATTATTCGATAAATTCTTGGACAAGATCGAACATCAGAGGACGGGAATGCGGACAATTACGGGGATGTTTGGGTAGAACATTGAGTTGACGAATTACACATTGGCGTCATTATCGGTTGTAAATGTCGGTTGCATATATACTGTTTGCAATATATCTTGTGGTGCTTCATCGATTTCTCGAAGAAGTCCGGGAGGTATATACATTTTTACTCCAGATGCATTATAATCATCAATTAAGGTATTATGATCTGTAATAAAATGAAAATATTTTCCTTGTTTAAT